AGCTACTACTTGTGCCCAAGTTACTCCAAAATCAGCGGGGTCAGAGCTAAATATAGCTGAGCCAATTTCGTCAACCCCCACCTGTTTTTTAAACGCAGATAGAAACTCTGCCTCATTTTGAGGATTTCCGCTCATTGCAAATTCTGTGATACCTAAAGCGTGCAAAGCTGCGTCAGTAGGTGTGTGTCGTACTGTCATATATACTCCTTAGTTTGCAATCTCGTACGCAACTAGCACTTGCCTAAAAGTTCCGGGGTATCCAGCGTCGCCGCTATCTGCGTAACTATTAGATGCTGTACCAAATCTATGCGTCCCGCTGCCTTCAGTGGAAAACTGGGCTTTATAAGTGACAGCACTAGTAGTCCCCGGAGTATCAATAGCCATTAAGTCAAGACCGTATGATGCGTCCGAAGCCGTAAATTCTTCACCACCATGGCCGGGCCTACGACTTCCATCGGATGGTAAACTGAATGTGCTACCGTTACGTAGGTATCTAAGCTGGGAACTATAGTTGGCAGTACCAGTTCCAAAAAAGCTACCGCTAAGTAGTATCTTACTAGACGAAGATTTTGGTGTAATAGTCAGTGTGGCATTAGTAATATCATACCATGTACCTGCGGAAGTACTATACGAGCTGTGGTCAAATGTAGCTGTCACAACTTGTAAAATTGTTCCGGTGGGAAACCTAGCAATAGGAACAGTACCACTACCTAAGTCACTAGCAGAACCTGAAGCTGCAATAGCAGCTAGCCCAAGATTCGTACGAGCAGTAGCCGCACTAGCCAAGTCCGACAGATTGTTAGCAGCTAGCAACGCAGGAGAGAACAAGTCCAACAAACCTTGTGCAGTAATACGCAACTCAATACGGTCGCCCGCTGAGTACGCACGTGCTGTCGTTGATTCTTGTCCACGAACTACAGTTAGCACATCAGTTGAACGAGCAGTACACTTGACAATCTCAAGGTTGTTGCTTGTGTCAATCAGTGTTGCATAGAAGTAGTCACCGCCACTAAGCGAAGGGAATCGAGCGCCTTGCCCAGTGGTAAGCGTAATGCTAGTAGCAGACGAGGTGATACTCGATGCTAGCGTAGCGTACGCACTGTTTGCGAATTTAACGCCCATTCCCTACTCCTTAGTTAACAGTAACTGTCCAAGTGATACCGAGTGTGTCGGCTGCGCCTTTGTTGATTACAGAGAACACAGTGCGGCACAACATAGTACCTGAGCTAGAAGCATTGAAGATACCTGCTTCAGTAATAGCACCAGTACCAGTACCTGCTGGGAAAGTAGCTACGTAAGCAACAGCGTTAGCTGTAACAGTAGTAGATGTCAAAGATACACGTGAACCTGATACAGCCGCTTCAAGGGCTGTGTCACCAACAGCGGCAGCAGTAGTGCCAGTACCGATTTCCATATGAGACATAGCCGTAGCTGTAGTGTCTTTCATACGTGAAGCGATGTAGCCTTTACCAGCAGTAACAACTAAGTTAGGAACGACAACTTCTTGTTTGATGTTGCCTTCAGGATTCGTAACCGTGATGCGCAGTTCGCCGGTCATTTTGATTGAGTCTTGAAGCATGTTAACTCCTTATAAAATTGGTGTTTGGTTAAAGTAATAACCACCGACCGTGCGGTCTGCCGCATCAGTATAGTGGAAGTTTACGACAAGTCCAGCTCCAGTGCTATACCCATAAGTAATAAATTCACCGTTTACTAGAGGCGCAGTGAGCATTAGACCCGGGCCACCGATAAGTCCTGTGTAGTTCTCATAGGTTAGGCCATCAGATGCGTTCTGCATGTATGCTGCATTAAGCAGGCTATCACTACCACCTAGAATCTCCGAGTAGTTCGGAACGCTAGTTCGGTAGCGATGGAATACGAAGTTACCGCCGTCGTCCATAGACACGTAGTCTGGATAGAAAGCAGTTGTCTGTCCGAGTATTAACTCAGTAACAAGCGATTCAGTCATAGTCACTGAATCAGTTAACACTTTACCGATAGCGTACGCTACGGTGTCTGCACCTGTCACACTATCAGAGTAGACAGGCTGGATAGCTAGAATCTTTACGTCACTGGCGGTTACTGGGTCTGGGTCAGCGTCAGCATCTAGCGTGTCAAAGTCAAATTCGTAGGCAGGTGTTTTTGCCACGAAGTCAGTCATCGTCACGGTATCATCTAATACCTTAGCGACAGTAAATACCTGTACTTCAGAGCCTGTAACAGCATCTGTTAGGGTTTTCCCTACATTAAACGTGTTGAGTACATCTTCGGATGTTACGCCGTCAGAGTATGCAGGCTGAATAAATCTAGTGCTGTCGTCAGATGCAGTAACGGTATCGTCTGTATTACCACGCTCAAAGCTCTTTGCGTCAGCATCAGATGCCGTAACTGTATCAGTCGATACACGGGCGACAGCTTTTGTATTTACCTCGTCTGACCCGGTAACAGCATCAGTCAAAGACTTACCAACATCTTTGGTATTGATTGTCTCTGATGAGGTTACAGAATCTGACGCAGCTTTACCAACAGACTTGACATCCGTTTCACTTGCTACACTTGCGTCGGTAAGAACTTTACCAAAGCCTTTAGCGTCTGCATCACTTGCAGTGATAGGGTCTGGGTCAGCATCCGCATCGCCCGGGTCAAAGTCTATCGTGCCGTAGAAGGCTTTAAAGCTAGCATCTTCCGCAGTAACTGTATCGGCCAAAACTTTACTTGTGGTGATAGCCACAGCGTCTGTAGCCAACGACACATCAATGCTAATCTGCCCAATGTTGAACGCACGGAAGTCAGACATTGATACTAGCTGCTCCTCCAAGTACTCCATCGGAACGACGAACGCTGTAGCCCTAATTGGATTTAGTGGTACGGGAGTAGCAGTAATCGAGGGTACAGACGCAGAAAGTCCTGCTACAGCAGCCGTCGTAGCTACTGTAAGAACTGTCGTAACTGCGACGGATACCCTGATATTAGCCATTAGAAGTTATCTCGAACCGTGAATCTTAGGGTGTCGTAGACTGTCTGAACTTCGCCGTTGAAGTTGATTACCACTTCACCTTCGTACATCCCGGGGTCTACATCTAGTACACCGCCGGTAAAGCCGAACTGAACCTGCCCGCTCACTCCGCCGTCAAGTTTGGTACATGAAATCGTAGAGAGCAGGGTAGTTGTACCAGATGCTCTAAACTTTACCTGTACAGTTGTTGTACTGGCTGTAAGGTCGATTGCTGTACCTGTAATATCGTTCGTCAGTGTGAGAACAATAATGGGCCGCTCATCGCCGGAAACTAATCGAATGACATCAACAGCCATATTATCCTCACGCAAATGGGCGCATCTGCACGCTCATCGAGGCACGTGCCGCACCTAGATTAGTCCGTGCTCTACGCTCGGTTATTTTAGAAAGATACTGCTTAGCATGGTACGTAGCCAACTCTCGGTCGCTCCAGTTCTTATCTGGTAGCACCAATAAATGTTGCAACGCACCGTGCATGATGACATTCTCTAGGTCATCGAACACGCTCTTATCCATACCTGAAGCATCACGTACTGGCTTCAAAGCCACAATCATCTTCAAATCGTAGTTCTTAGATGCGTCTGGCACAGGTGCAAGAACAAAGTTATCAGGGTCTAGCTGGCAGATAAGACGTGGGTCGGCACGTTTATTAACCTCTGCGCTAGGCCAATCTGGGTAGGCACGATACAACTGCTCTAACGTCACTGGGTCAATAGTCTGCCCGTTTGCTGTTGCTGTTAGGAAAGCATGTACCTCTGTACCAGTCGGGTTGTTGTACGGATACTCGTATACCCCCGGTGTCAGACGAATAGATGGCTGCTCATAACGCCACGCTAGAGTACGTTCGCAAGCCTCAATAGCGCTATCACGAATATATTGTAGGATGATTGGCTGAGGGCAGCCCGGGACGCTAGGAGCTAAGCGATTTACAAGGGAGAGGAATGTTCTAGTAGCCATTAGATTACTTCGTCAGGTTTTAGGCCTGCCTCCTCCGTATCAGTAATTACCCTACCCTGTGCACTAACACCAAGAGCCTGAGTAAACGACTGCTGGAATAGCTGAGCACGGTTAGAGTTAACGTGTTCGTTGTCCACTGACTCTGCTACGAACACTGTAGCGTCCACAACTACAGGGAAGAAAGCATCTGGCAACAGTGCCACATCTTCGTCGGCTGTGTAGTCTTTGGGTGTCTGGGCATATTCACCAATCAGAATCTGACCTGCTGGTGCTTTAGGGTAAATAAAGAATCTATTCGGATTGCGGACATGGCGCATCCAGTTGACAGTAGCCCCAGCGGTATCGTTCATCCACGTAGGGTAAGTCTGGTCTAACGCTTCACGGCTAGTCTCGGTAACGCCTGAGCCATTCTTCACTTGGAAGATTTCCATAATTCGAATAGAGTCTGACGGGGCAGATTGAATCACTGCCCCAGCAGTAGTAGTGATTTCGCCAATGTAAGCAAAGAGGTCAGGGCGCAACACAGCAATACGCTTCAACGCTTGGTTGGCAAAGCCCAACAGCACAGTGTCGCTATAGCGTAGTGGAGCATTGGTATCCTGAAGGATACGCCTTACCTCGGTGATTACATTGGTTAGTT